AAAAAGAAAAATAAGAATAAAAGATTGGAGGAGGATTACACTTTGGTAATCTCCTCCACTATATATTGATCTTTCACTCTCCTGCAGGTACATACAAAGTATTCCGGATGTTTCAGGGCTCCTTCTAAAGTATCAGGAAGAATCATCTCTTTGGTACGTCTATCCATTGCCACCGTTGCATATAGAATACCCTCTTTTTCGCATCTCTCAATTAATGCATTTTTTAGTTCTTCTACGCTATATTCCATTTGTGTGAGACTTTATCGCTGCAAAGTTATGGAAAATATGTATATTTTGTGCAATAATATTCCTGTAATATATAAAAATAGCTCCCTAGTTCGTCCGCCGACGAGGGAGCTATCAACACAAAAACTAAACTAGACACATTTTTGGAAATCTAGTTGTATATTCTGTATATCAATTATATAGTCCTGCTTTTTTTTATGGTTCGACCATAATTCGACCATTTGATGTTTTATGTACTATCAAGATTTCTATATTTCATATTTTATATTACTTTAAATATTATATTTGCGCATTGTCAAACTAAAATAGTGCGTTTATGAAATCGTTATTAAAAAATGTCCTAAGAAGGATAAGTAAAAAACAATCTTCTAAAGAAGATAATGCAACAGCCTTTTATCCCCAGTGTTGTGCAAAAGTGGATGATTCCGCTCGTATGCGTATAAAAATGTCTTATGACCAAAATGTAAAAGAAACTATATCAAGCTTGAAAACACTTGCTAATGATATGTCTAGTGGCTTTGTTACTTTTAAAAAGTTTCAGACTAGGCGTTATCAATACAACCCGGATGCAGATGCAACTCTATATGCTTCAAGACTGCTTCGTGCAGCTTCTATATTGGAGTTCCTATTAACTGATCCTGATAATAAATCTTAGAGATTCATTTTTTCAGCTAGAGCAGAGAGCCCTATCAGTAGTTCAGTTATATTTTTGGCTTTTCCGACAACATCATCAACTTTCGCTGCTGTATCAGGGCTTAACTCCTTTTCTAATCGTTCTAGCTGCATTTGAAATGTATCAAAACTTAATATATATAAGTCTCTTTCAACAGTGAATCCCCCTTTTTCTGCAAAATTGAATATTTCAAAATTCAACGTAAGATATTCAATACCATATCCTTTATAGTCAATAAATCTCCTATTTTTGAACTCCTCTAAAACTATTTCATATTGTTCTTTACTGATCCTAAGGTCTGGTATATCTTTATAATTTAGTTTAGCTGTTCTTTTCCCGTTTGCTACAACCAAAATATAATTTAATACTTTATCCTTTTCTTCAGCTGTTATAACTAAAGGATATTCTCTTTCATCTTTTGGGGGTACAGTTCTAATTGGGCGCATATTTGAAAAAATATTTATTCTATTGTTTATATAGTTTCATTCTAGTATTACTGTAATACATTATATCTTTTTCTATTTCGCAGGGAATTGTTAAATTGTCTTTTTCTACTATTAGATTCACAATATTGTCGTTTATAGAGTATTTACCTGATACCGTTTCTTTCCATTCATATTCTAAATCCTCATTATCATCTGCAACATTATATATTGTGAAAGATTTCAAGTCAAAAGATATAGCAAAAAAAGATCTTAAATAAGGAGTGCCTTCTTCAAAAGACAATCGAGTTTTTCCGTACCAGTCTTTTGCAGAAGTCCATGTTGTTCCTGCTAAATTAATACTGTCATCAGAGCATGAATTAAATATAAGCACAAATAAGAAGGATAGTATTAAAAATCTTTTTTTCATACGTATATAAGTTTATCCTACATTTCGTTCATTTTTCAACATAGTCAGTTCTCCTTTGGCTTTTTTAAGTTCTTCTGTGAGTAACTGATTCGTTTTAGTTTGTTCGGTGATTATACCTTGCAAGGTAGTGATCGTATCTACCAAGCGTTTCATTTGTTCTATGTTTGGGTCAGGTGTTACTTCTGAAAGTAGCATTTGACCTTTTCCGCGAAGTAACCACTCAGCAGAAATATCTTCATAGGTTAGTAGAATTGAAGTTAATACCTTAGCGGAAGGTTCTGTTCCACGTTGAAACATTGATGCTATTACAGATTGTGTTACACCAATTCTTTTCGCAAATGCGCTATCTGTAATGCCGGCAGACAGAATTATTTCTCTAATTCTTCCATTAATAGTGTTGTTATTTGTCATAAATCCAATCAATCAAAAGTTAATAAAACGCAAATGCGATAAAATAAAAAGTTTTTTGTTTTTAAAATAACGCAAATGCGATTATATTTGCATCATAAATCAATCAATCATACAAACATACAAAAAATGATTGATAAAACCAATTAAAAAATAACGATTATGAGCTACAATTTATCACAAATAATGAAGTCTGCACACCGCAATTACAAGAAGGGTGGAAAAACATTTTCAGAGTGTTTAAAATCTGCATGGAGCTTTGCAAAACTCCAAGAAAGTTTCTCACCGGAAGCAGTGAAATCAAGAACTGATAAATTTTTAGCTGAAAGACATGAAGCTATGAGCAAGACTGCCAAAGCTACACCTAGCAAGGAATATAATAACCTTAATATTCCCGCTTCCGCTTACTACAACCCAAATAGTACTCATTACGGTGCACATTACGTCGGAGATTAATCAAATTATACAACAATGGATAAAAGAACCGAACTAGAAATACAGCGAGACAAATATGAAGCTGTGATTGAAGAACGAGACGCGTTGATCAGCTCTTTGAGAGGTGAAAATGAAAAACTCAAACGAGATTTAGAATCAGAACGTGGATTTTATAGAGAGAAAGTTTCCCAATGTGATGATTTGAAGAAATTTATTGAATCGCAACGAAACTTAATGGACATAGTTTTGAAGAACAACCAAAGTATTCTCTAACCCTCACTAAAGTCAAACCAAACCGCCGGTTATCCGGTACCCAGTCCGGCTCTTTGAGCCTGCCCTTGAAGGGAGACTGGGAACAACAGAGAAGAGTTCTTTGACATATTGGTAAAATGGTGTTTTGGAAGCCGACACGTGCTGAAAGGGATTACTGACGTAGGCGGGCTTCTCAACGATATAATGCTGTGGTTAATGGTCAAGCCGTATCGTTGTAAAACTAAATCAGTTAGACGTTTGTCGGCAAATCGAGGTATTTGCTTTATGTATATAAAGGTGATGTAGCTCAGGCAGGTTAGAGCGCTGTGTGTGGTGGATGGTTGAGAGTTCGAGTCTCTCAAGAAATACTCTTAGCTTAACGGAAGAGCACCACAAGCAGAGGTCGGCGGTTCGAATCCGCTCATCGCTTCAATGTTTAATTTAAAATTAGATTGTATGGAAAAGGATATTCAGAGACGTAACGTAATTGATGTATTACGGAGTATGGATGTTGGTGCAATAGAAGTATTTCCTATCGTTCAGAAACCGTCTGTAACTAATACATTGAATGCTCGGCTTTATAAAGAAAAAGCTGAAGGAATGGCTTGGAAAACAAAGTCAGATGTAAAAAATATGCAGTTTATAGTAACCAGAATTGCATAACTACCTTGCTTGTTGAGATGATCAGAGGTGAAATGGCTGAAATATTGCTAGATAATATTCTCCGTCTGTTTTCTACAGAAACGTTTGGAAAAGATAAGTCTGCGTATTATGTGGGTGGGGAAAAGAAATTGATGAATCTTATAGAAGCGGGTAAGATTGAAAGTGATAAGCCCACTAATGTCCAAAACGGCAAGTGGCATTGTAATGCTGCTCAAGTATTACTTCATTGCCGATGTGCGGGAAGGAAAGTTAAATCTAAAAAACGGAAGAAATGAAAAAGATTAAAGTGATACAGTATGCCATGATGTTCATTGCCTTATGGACAACACTGTATCTTATAGATAGCATTGAAGTTAGCAAGAAAGAATTTATTGCTGCTTTTGTATTGGTGACTGTCGTATCAGTGAATTATATCTGTTTTCGATACTACGAAGATAGGAAACAAAATAAGGATAGCCTGTGAAGGTCTGCATTGCTTAATTTTAGTATTTGTCATGTTTATTTAGCCCGGTTCGCCGGGCATCTGCCGGGATAGCCCAGTTGGTTAGAGCGCATGTTTCTACATGAGGTCAGCGGTTCGAATCCGTTTCCCGGCTCAACTCAATCAGAGTTAAGTAACCCGTGAGGGTGAAAATATATTTGCATTATATATACAATCAATGTAGCCGGAAGCGTCTGGCTACGACCTGAAGGAATGGCGGAATTGGTAAACGCAAGTATGCAGATAGATTGAAGAAAGTCATACATAGGTAATCTATCATCCCGGTTCGAGTCCGGGTTCCTTCACAGAGAATTTTTCTTTTTATGTTTAACTAATGTTGCCAGCGAAAAGGACGCTGTAGGGTTAAAGCCCCTGTTATTTGAGTTTTAATTGTTCTATACTATTCCGGTGTGCTTTGAACGGCTATCCGGAAGCAAGAAGCTCGTGAGAGTGCTATTTAATAGTTAATGTCGTGTTTTATTTTGTGTTTGTGTTCTAAGTGAATGGTTCGTGAGAATAGTTCACTTTAAACGGATGGCTGGTGTAATTGGCAGCATATGCAGGTATGCGTGATGTGGGTTCGAGACCCACGCCATTCACCCTTTTGATCCTATTAAATTATAGTAGTTCATGAGTTTTGTTTTGTGTTTGTGATTGGGGTGTATGGTCTGTGAAGATAGTGCACCTTTTTAATTAATCGGGCGGATATGTATATCGTTGGCTGAAACTGCGGTGAGGTGCACCAATATTCCGTGAGACCGGTTCGACTCCGGTTCCGTCCACTAGCATTTACATTATGTATAAATCAGGGAGCCGTACACCCTTCAAGCGTAGCCGTTCCATAAGGTACATTGGATTATTCATTTTCTTATTTTTCTGCCTGTACAATACCGTACAGGCAGTTTTTAACTACCTGAAAATGGCGTTAAAATGGCGAAGTTTCTGTTTGCTAAACTTGTCAATAACGATTACCTTTACTGATGTAATAAACTAAAAGTCAAACCATTAATTCAGAATTATGAAAGAATTAGTAACCATTCAGCAAAAGCTGAAAGCCCCGAAAGGGCAATTTAATAAGTTCGGTAGTTACAAATACCGTAGTTGTGAGGATATTCTTGAGTCAGTGAAACCTATTCTGACTGAAACAAAGTGTTCGTTAACTCTCAGTGATGAGATGGTGCCAGTAGGCAATAGAATTTATGTAAAAGCAACTGCCACTTTAACCAACGAAAAAGGGGAAAAAGAAATAGTGACTGCTTTTGCGAGAGAAGAGGAAACAAAGAAGGGAATGGATGGCAGCCAAATTACCGGAGCCTCATCTTCTTATGCAAGAAAGTATGCTCTTAACGGTCTATTTTGCATTGATGATACAAAAGACAGTGATGCAACTAACACTCACGATAAAGAAGACGCACAACAGCCTGCAAAAACACCGGCTAGTATGAAGAATCCAGTTTATACTGGTGCCCAACTGAAAAAGGCTATTGCTGACATGCTTGCTGTCAAAAGCAGAGCTGAACTTGAAAAAGTATGGTATGCTAATCCGGCTATGCAAAATGATAAAGAGTTTGTAAATGCTTGTATGGAAATGGGCAAAATTTATCCTGCATCATGATAGAGTTGGTTAAATCGAGTGTGGTTTTCTCAGAAGAGAACCACACATATTTTCTTGGTGAAAAGCAACTGAAAGGTATTACCGGAATGATAAGCCGGCAACTATTTCCCAATAAGTATAGGGATATTCCAGAATACATATTGAAAAAAGCTGCTGAAAAAGGCAGTCGTATTCATGGACAATGCCAGTTTGCTGATGTTACAGGATTACCACCCGAGAGTATTGAAGCTATTAATTATATCAGGGAAAGAGTAAATGCCGGATATAAGGCTTTTGCCAATGAGTACACTGTTTCAGACAATGAATATTTTGCATCGAATATTGATTGTGTTTGGGAAAAGGACGAAAAAATCAGTCTTGGCGACATCAAGACTACTGCAAGCCTTGACCGTGAGTATTTGAGTTGGCAGCTATCAATCTATGCCTATTTGTTTGAACTTCAAAATCCACTAATTAAAGTTGATAAACTGTTTGGCATTTGGTTACGTGGAAATAAGTCGGAATTAGTCGAGATTGAGCGTAAGCCGGATGCAGAGGTTAAGAGATTACTGGAGTGTGAGATTAAAGGTGAACAGTTCTTACCTAATGCTCCTGTTCCAGCCGATGAGAAGCAGCTTATTCCTATGCAATTAGTAAATACTATTATTGATATAGAGGAACAGGCGAGTTATATCGCTGAAGTGCAGAAAGGTTATAAGGAACAGCTTAAAAGTGCCATGCGTGAGAACGGTGTTAAATCATGGGACGCCGGTCGGTTGCGTGTTAGCTATACTCCCTCTTCAACGGGTAAGAGTTTTGATGCAAAGAAGTTTCAGGAAGATCACCCGGAACTATATTCTCAATATTTAAAAACATCAACTAAAGCGGATAGTATTCGTGTAACTATAAGGGAGGAAGGAAAATGAGTGTTAATAAAGTAATTCTTATAGGGCGTGCCGGTAAAGACCCGGATGTGAGAACATTGGACGGTGGAGCGAAAGTAGCTTCTTTATCTTTTGCTACAACAGATAAGGCGTACACCTTACAAAATGGAACCCAGGTGCCGGAACGTACAGAATGGCATAATCTTATTTTTTGGAATAAGACTGCTGAAATAGTTGAGAAGTACGTCCATAAAGGAGATAAGTTGTATATAGAAGGTAAGTTACGCACTCGTAACTATGACGATAGCAAAGGAGTTAAACGTTACATAACTGAAGTCTTTGTTGATAGTATCGAGATGCTTACACCGAAAGTTCAACAACAGGCTGCTCCTGTACCACCACCGTTACCAACGCAACAGCCTACACAGAGACAGCAACAACAAGTACAGCAGCCTGCATATCAGCAACAGCCATATCAACAGGTATCACCGCCTGATGATTTACCATTCTAAATATGGCAGAAGCTATTCTAACAAAACAAAATGGGGTAGTCACAATGGATAAGTCGTTTGACTACCTCTGTTCCACGCTCAAGAATGGAACTTACACTGTAAGCATCAAGAGAAAGGTAGAACCACGTACCCTGTCGCAGAACGCGCTCATGTGGCTGTGGTTTGCCTGTATTGAGAGGGAGACAGGCACGGATAAGTTGGATGTACATGATTACTATTGCCGGAAGTTTCTTCCACGGCAAATATGTATGAATGGAAATATTGTTTCGGTTGTTGGAAGTACTTCTAAATTGAATACGATCCAAATGAAAACTTTCATGGATAAGGTTCAGGCTGATGCTGCCACCGAATTAGGAATCAATTTGCCATTGCCTGTTGACCAGTACTATAAAGATTTTATTAATGAATACCTGCATAGGTAAGTATTAACTCAAAGTTTAATTAAAATGGATTTGAATATTTCAAAAGCAAAATTGACCAAAAAGGGATGTCTTGAAGTGGTCTATGCAGACAAGGAAGGAAACGATATTGTTTTCAAGGGGATTAATCCTGTTCATCCGGATTTGAAGGATTCGCTAAACAAGCTCATACCCTACATTGTCGATATTACAGAACAGAAAGAATCCCAGTACATTAATTGGGAACGTCCAGAGTCATGTCTTGAAGATGAGTTCTTCAAAAAGTTCAATGTAACCGGCGTTAGCATTGGTGGTGATTCTTCTTTTGAGGTTTGTGTGTTGACAGGTAAGCGAACCCTTATGACGAGCAAAGTCCTTAATCTTTGTTCTCCTGGTATCGGTTTCGATCCGGACAATGAATCGTATGTGCATTGTGAGGAGTTTCGTGATGCGGTTTATAATTTCTTGTATGAAGCAGAGCTTTATGTTACAGAGAATAAATGTTCGGAGATTCAAAGGGAATTTGAATTTAAAGATGGTGAGGATCCGTTTGACAAGGTTGATGAAGCTGCTGATGCAATGAATGAAGATGGTGAAGATAACGGGATATGTTCAACAGTTGAACATCATGAATTAGTATTAGAACCTGCTTCATGAAACCAATTTATGTGACTAAGACGCCCAATCTGTACCGGATTCAGTTCGAGTATCACCCAAAGTTGGTCGAGGTCATAAAGATGATACCAAGTAAGCCACGCTATGACGGAACAGACCGGGCGTGGCTTGTTAGTATCAATGATACGCGTTATCCTATTGGACGTGATGCGAATTGGTATGTGAGAGCTTTTGCGCAATGGGCTGTTCAGATGCGTTATTGTTCTACTGTCAAGGAACGTGAGGTAACTGAAGATATTAATTATGATATTCCTCCGATGAAACCTTTTGTCGGTGAACACTATATGTTACTTCAACCTTACGAGTATCAACTTGAAGGAGTACAGTATGCAATAGAGCACAAACGCTGTTTTTTCGGTGACCAGCCCGGATTAGGTAAAACATTGCAAGCCATATGTGCAGTTGTTAAAGCACATAAGGAAGCGCCCATTTATGGTGAGTCTTTTCCAGTACTTGTAATTTGCCCTGCTGCGTTGAAAGTAAACTGGCAGCGTGAGTTTAAGAAGTTCGCAGGTATGAATTCGATTATCCTTGATGACAGAAACCGACAGTCCTGGCAATCATTTTATGAGTGTAAAAAGTCTGATGGCAACCCACTTTGTGAGGTGTTCATTACTAATTATGAATCGCTTAATAAATTTTTTGTAAAAGCTGTAAATAAGGAATCCAAGCTTACAATGAAAAGTATTGCTTTCGATCAGCGTGTCTCTCTGTTTAGGTCTGTTATCATTGACGAATCTCATAAATGCAAATCAAGTAAAACTCAACAGAGCAAATATGTTGAAGGTATCTGCAAAGGTAAACGTTATATATTCGCATTGACCGGTACTCCTGTTGTTAACAATAATACAGACTTGCTACAACAGCTAAAAATATTAGGTCGATTAGAGGACTTTGGAGGTTATAGCCGGTATGTTGAAAGATATTGTGATGGTCCCAAACAGGCATCCAACGTTAAAGAGCTGAATTGGCGACTATGGAATACTTGCTTCTTTCGTCGTGAGAAGTCAAAGGTGCTTACACAACTTCCGGACAAGACTCGTCAATACTTGACAGTTGATATCACTACCACCAAAGAGTATAAGGCTGCCGAGGCTGATATGGTAAAATACTTGAAGAAGTACAAGAACGCTTCGGATGAACAAGTGCAGAAATCAATGAATGGTGCCGTTATGGTGCAGATGCAGCTTTTAAAGCAGATATCTGCCAGAGGTAAAATCAAGGCTGTTTGTGAATTTGTCCATGATGTTATCGACGGTGGTGAGAAGCTGATACTTTTCGGTTACTTGAAAGAAGTTGTAGCAGAACTGAAAAAGGAATTTCCTAAAGCTGTTACTGTAACGGGTTCCGATAGTGTCAACCAAAAGCAATATGCCGTTGACTCTTTCCAAAATAATCCGGATTGTAAACTGATTATTCTGAATTTCAAATCGGGCGGTACCGGGCTTACTTTGACTGCTGCCAGTCGTGTTGCTTTTATAGAGTTCCCTTGGACTTTCAGTGATTGCGAACAGGCAGAAGATAGAGCACACCGTAACGGTCAAAAGAACAACGTTAACTGCTATTACTTCTTAGGTAAGGATACTATTGACAAGTATATGTATGATGTGATTCAAACAAAGAAGAACATTGCTAACGGTGTAACCGGAACGGATGACCAAGTAGAAGAGAATATGGTGAATCTTGCAATGGACTTGTTTAGGGATAAATTATGAAGCCATTTAGATTAGTTATAATTGGGCAGAGAACTCATATTCAGGAATACAAGAAAGAAATGTTGTTCGGTCCTGAATGGGAAACCATAATATCCTTTGTCGGTTGCAGGAACAGGTGTAAACAAATCGTTGACCTTCTAAATGAATGTGCTACGATTTCAAAAAACAAGCAGAAAAATGACTGAAGAAGATATTCGTAAATTGGAGGTGAAATATTCTGAAACCAAGATACAACACATTTGTGTAACTTGGTTCAGAGAAACGTTTCCCAATGTCGGCCCTCTACTCTTTGCTATACCAAACGGCGGCGTCAGGACAAAGAAAAGCGGTGCTATGCGTAAATATGAAGGTGCCATCGCTGGTGTTGCTGACTTGATTCTGCTTTTTCCTCGCGGTGGTAAGAGCAGTCTTTGCATAGAGATGAAAACTCCACATGTAAAAGGTAAACGTGCCGGAACGCAGTCTGATGAGCAAAAAGAATGGCAGGCATTAGTTGAGAAATATGGCAGTGTATATGTCGTTTGTCATGGGTTGATTGAGTTCATTAATAGCGTTTGCTATTATCTGAAAGCTGACCCTCAACCTTATATAAACAATGTCTTACGGAATTATTATAAATTGATATGACTTATATTGAACTTATCAATAGGTTTTGGGAACTTGACGAAAGCTGGCAATTTTCCTGCTGTGAAACGAGGCTTTATTTTTACTTGCTAAAAATTGCGAATCGTTTAGGCTGGGAGGATAACTGGACACGTAGTGATACAAAGGTGTCATCTGACGTGGGAGTGTCTGTAAAAGTATTCAAGTCCGCCCGAAATAGATTAGTTCAAGCAGGTCTTATTGAATGTAAACAAGGCAATGGAAGAGGCAATAAATCAACGTATTCTATAAAAGGTGTACAAAAAGGTATGCAAAATATACCACCTTTACGGCATCCTTTAGGGACACCTTTAGGGTACCCTTTAGGGACACCTTTTCAAGAAAGCTCCCCCATACCCCCTAAAGAAGAATATAAGACAGAGACAAAGAAAGAACCCCCTAAAGGGGGTAAGAAAGAAAGTAGCTCTGGCGAGCTTTTCCCACTCTCTAAACCGGAGAAACCTAAAAGAGTCGCAAAAGAATTTATAGCTCCTACGCTTGATGAGGTTATTCAACACTTCATCAAGCAAAATGCTCCGGAACGGTTAGATGACTGGCAAGAGCAAGCAGAAATATTCTTCAATCACTTTGACTCGATAGGGTGGAAGAATGCCAATGGAGTGAAAATAGAGCGGTGGGATTCCAAAGCAAACCTTTGGATACTGGATCGTATTCGTGAAAATCGAAAAAATGAATTAGACCATGACGGAAGAGGAAAAGAATTTATCAAGCAAACTTCAAAATTTGATGGAGAAGGAAGCCGGCAAGCGCAAGCTGACGCTCCAACAGATAGAGAATCTGATACAAAGGCACAAAGAAAGTATTCAGAACGTTTCTGAATATGACTTAACTGATACGCAAGAGTATTACAGTCATTGGAATTTAATTTCTAACCTTGGTACGGATTATATGGAACGGGAGTTTAGAAAATTTGATGTTGATGATAACAACTCTAAACTAATTCAGTTTCTTCTGTACTACTTCAACGGATGTCGGTATGCTCAAAATGTGTTTCCGGAAGAGAATTACAAGGTTCATAAGAATCTTTTGCTTGTTGGTGAACCTGGTACCGGAAAAACAATGTTGATGCAGATTTTTGCAGATTATTTGAAACTCACTTGTAACCCCAATGCTTTTGAAAACTTGTCTGTTACTCAAATGATGAATTATTATAAAATTCACGGGCATATTGACTTGTACACTTACAATGAGAATCAATCCAAAGGATTTAAACCAAATCCCTTTAATATCTGCTTGAATGATATCGGTCTGGAAACGGAAAATCAAAAATCGTATGGTACCAGTCTCGATTCAGTTATTGATGAATTTCTTTATGCCCGGTATGAGATTTTTCAGCAATATGGCAAGAAGTATCATATAACATCGAATCTTGGCATAGCCGAATTTAAGAAACGTTTTGGGCCAAGATTAGTGGATCGTTTTAAAACGTTTAATGTTCTCCCCCTGTGTGGCGAGAGTCGTAGAATATAGCTACTATGAAAGTTACAATTTACTGGGTTACTAAAGATTCGGATAAAATTGCTCGTATCAGAGAGCGTTTCGGTATTGGAACGTATCGAAGTGTGAACGGTGAAACGCCTGCTGAAATACGAGAAGAAGATATGGAACTTCTTCGGGAAACTGAAAGAAGAGGATTTATTCAAATACGTAATAAGCCCACATGAAAATGGCGTTAAAATGGCGAAGTTTCTGTTTGCATAACTTGTCATTTTACGATAACTTTACTGATGTAATGAATTAAAAGTCAAACCAATATAATTAAATTATGGAAGTACAAAACATTAGAATTGACCTTATTAGTCCTTCTCCTTTGAATCCGAGAAAGACTTTTGATGAAGCAGCTCTTGAAGAGCTCGCAAGCAACATTGAAAAGCAAGGCTTATTGCAGCCTATCACCGTCAGGGTAGCCAAATCCGAAGATTTTACTGACTTAGAGACTGGCGGTGTTACGACAATTCCCTGTTCGTATGAAATTGTTTGCGGTGAGCGTCGTTTTCGGGCTGTGTCACTTTTGAAAGCAAAGGAAGATGAAGCGAATGTTGCAAAAATCAAAGCCCATCGAAAAAAGTCGGAGAAATTTCAGACAATATCCTGCATTGTCAGAGAAATGACAGACGATGAGGCTTTTGAAGCGATGATTACCGAGAATCTTCAAAGAAAAGATGTTGATCCCATCGAAGAAGCTTTTGCCTTTGCGCAGTTGGCTGAGAAAGGACGGACTTTGGAAGATATTGCTCTTAAATTTGGAAAGTCTACTCGTTTTGTCTTTGACCGTATAAAGCTAAACGGTCTTATCCCGGAACTGAAAGAACGTGTAAGAAATGGAGACATACCATTATCCGGTGCTATGATTCTTTCAAAACTTGACGAAGAAACTCAAAAGGAGTTCAATGAGGAAGAAGATGAACAATGCACGACATCTATGATACGTGACTATGTTAGTAATTCCTTTTTAGAACTGGATAAAGCGGATTGGATTAAAGAAGACGCAGACAATTGGGAAAATGGCGAATTTAAGCAGTGCTCTCAATGTGAATCTAATACCTGTAATCATGGTTGTTTGTTCTATGAGATGAATAATAAGAATGCTCGCTGTATCAATGCTGCCTGTTTTTATAGAAAGCGGATTGCATATGTAATCCGAAAGATTCTGCTTGAGAGTGAGAATCTTGTTAAAGTAGGTGAACCTTTTTCATTCGGAAAAACTGTTATTGTAGCAAAAGCAGAATATTATTGGAGTGATGAAAGAAAAGCACAATATGAAAGTGCTTTAGAAGCCGTAAAGCAACTTGGATTTGAAGTAGTTAATCCAGATGAGGTGTTTAGGAGTTTATGTTATTATAGTGCTGATGATGAACGGACACTAAAAATGCTTGATGAAGGTGAAATTTATCGCTGTATCTCATTCTTTGGTAATTATAATCCAGAATTTAATGTAAAATTCTATTACACAAAGAAAGAACTGGTTTCTAGTACTGCCGCTGTTGCCGATCTAAAAGAGATAGAAAGGGAAAAAATAAACGCCCAATTAAAAAGAGCGAAGGATATAGTCAAGGAGAAGTCTGCTGAAGAAATGCGCAAGTGGGCGCAAGAGAAAACATATTATCAGAGAACAAAAGAATTCTCTGAAAATGAACAACTTGTTTTTGATGTGCTGGTTCTTAGCGGTTGTAGCAGTACTTATCTTGAAAAACTGAATTTGAAAAAATGGAATGGTGAGAGTGATTTTGTAAATTATGTCAAGAACAACCAAGCTGACCGACACCAATGGTATAGAGCCTTTATTGCTGAATGCTTATCATCGAATAATGTGAATTTCTACTCCTATTTGCAAAAGTGTCAGAAAATCCTTTTTGCAGAACAATATCCGGATGATTTCAAAGCGCTCTCTAAGAAACTTGCGGATTCATATGATAAGAAAGAAAAGAAGCTCAAAGAAAGACTGAAAGAGCTAAATAACGATAACACAGAGGAAGCCTAGCGGTTTCCTCTCTTTATTGATGCACTTATGAAAACATGGACTGACGAGCAACTTACTATACTTGACAGTGAGTACCCGACTGCTGATTTAAAAGAACTTGCCGGGCGTCTTGGTAAAACACTTGAAGCTGTTAAATCCAAAGCTTTGATTCGTAAACTGAAACGTTCTCCGGACGTGAGGGTTTGGAGTCCGGAGAGAAGACAAAAACTGATAGTTCTTTATCCTAATCATACAAATCTTGAAATAGCTTCGATGCTTGGCTCAACTGAAAGTGCAGTTTCCGGTATGGCTTTCAAACTTAAATTGAGAAAGTCGGCAAAGTTCTTATTTGAACATTCCTCAAAAGGGTTCTTTCCCAAAGGACACCAACCGATGAATAAGGGACGTAAGCAAACGGAATATATGTCAGAGGAACAATTAGCAAAAACGAAAGCTACTCGATTTAAGAAAGGACATATCCCCAAAAATCATAAACCAGTCGGTTATGAACGCATAACTCGTGACGGTTACATTGAAGTGAAAACTGCCGAACCGAATGTCTTTGAACTTAAACATCGGCTTGTATGGATTGAGCATAATGGAGAAATCCCCCCTGGTTATAATATTCAGTTTAAAGATGGCAACAGGCAAAACGTTTCCATTGAGAACCTTTACATGATTAGTCGTTCTGAACAATTAAAAAAAGAGAATTCTTTGTATGCCCGATATCCGGAAGATGTTCAGTACCTAATCAAACTAAAAGGAGCTTTGAATAGACAAATTAATAAAGCAACAAAAAAGAATGAATCATGACTGATGGAGCAATAGATAGATTGAAAGAAATGGTTAATAAACCATTCCTTTATCAGAATGAAGAAGTTGTAATTCTCAATTACTGTGACGGTACCGGTGATGATGGTACCGAAGTTGAGATATACTTGAATAATGGCAAAGTATTGGTATTTAGTATGTTTGATTTGGCTTCCAAATTGAATCGTTTTCGGCCAATAACAAACACAGTTGTCGTGTTGGCTAATGAACGGTTGAATAAGGTGTCTACAGTGAACCCTACCATTTTACAAGATTTGAGGAATTTGGTTCTTCAACAAATTAAGGATGTGAAAGAAGATCCTAGTAAAGTGAGCCAAGCAAAACAAGTTTTCCAAGGGGTTAATACCGTAATCAATCTTGCTAAGACAGAATTAGAGTACAGGAAATATTTAGATACAACAGACCCCTCAAAATAAATAATAGTATGCTGATAGATAAAGAATATGTTCATTGGTTTCGCATCAGAGACCAACCTAATAGAATCGTGTGAGATTATTCATAGTCTAACAATTTAACCCGATCGATATGATAACATTGAATAGGTTTGCCCAGAGATGCTTGAATATCATGAGGAAGCGCTTTAAGATGAATGAGCATAGCTCAAGAAAAGCGTTTAGCATAAGAATTGAAGCCGTTTGGAGAAAATTCGATATTGCTTCTAAATATAGGAGTGATAATCTTCCTAAATATTCGGAAGATGAAGAATTGGCAGCCGAGATGATAATTTACCTTGTTGCCTATTTAAAAAGATTTGGTTGTGAGGACATTGAACAGCTTATCAAAGATAAGATAGAGTTCGATGATAGAAAAAATGATTAGGTGTTGTTACTGACTGTTTGTGTTGTTGATTTTGTGTTGTTGATTTTAATATAGTTAGTTATGACAGAGATTATTCAAGTCTGCCTACTTGATTTTAATAAGGGGCAGCTCACGGGATTGCCGAAAAATCCACGTTTTTTTCGTGATTACCGCTTTGAAGCGATGAAGAAAAGCATTCAGGATTCGCCAGAGATGCTTGAGCTTCGAGAACTTATAGTTTTTCCCTACAATGATGGCAGATATATTGTTGTTTGTGGTAATTTACGTTTGCGAGCTTGCAAGGAGTTAGGTTATAAAGAACTGCCTTGTAAAATTCTGGCACCTGATACCCCCGTTAAGAAGTTGAGGGAATATGCCACTAAAGATAATGTCAATTTTGGTGAGAATGATTTGGACGTTATGGAAAACGAGTGGAATAAGGCGGAACTCCAAGACTGGGGCATCGAATTTGCCCCGGAGAAGAAAGAGGATGAATTTAAAGAGCGCTTCGATGCCATCACGGATGATACAGCCATTTATCCTCTCATTCCAAAGTATGACGAAAAACATGAGTTGTTTATCATCACCTCAAGTAATGAGGTAGATAGCAACTGGCTTCGTGAAAGGCTGGACATGCAGCACATGAAGTCGTACAAAACCGGGAAAATAAGTAAATCCAATGTAATTGATATAAAAGACGTTCGCCATGCCCTGCAAAATAGTAATACCAAGTCATAAACGCCATGACCGGGTGTTCGCTAAAAAGTTGGTGAACGATCCTATCATTTGCGTTGCTGAAAGTCAAGCTGACTTATATCAGCAATTTAACCCGGAATGTGAAATTGTAACTCATCCTGACGACGTTATGGGCCTCATCCCGAAACGTAATTGGATGGCAAAGCATTTTGGAGAACTTTTCATGCTTGATGATGATGTCCATGCCTGCAAACCTATTTATGTGGAAAAAGGAGAACCTAGCCGGATAAAGGATAAAGATAAGATAACTAATATCATTCAGTCATTATTTGAGATGGCCAGTATGATGGATGTACATCTGTTTGGCTTCACCGCTCGGATATCGCCGGTAATGTATGATGAATCCGCTTTTCTTTCTCTTTCGAAAATGATAACCGGTTGCAGTTATGGAGTAATCTATAACAAAAACACTTGGTGGAATGAGGAAATACGTTTGAAGGAAGATTTTTGGATTTCTTGTTACATGAAGTACAAAGAACGTAAGGTTTTAACCGATTTGCGGTATAATTTTGAGCAAAAGAACACTTTTGTAAACGCTGGTGGGCTTGCTTCTATAAGGAATCAGGAAGAGGAACGTAAATCTATCCTCTTTATCAAAAAGAATTTTGGTGATAGTATTTTGCTAAAGAGTGCAACCACTAATGGGAAAGACAAAACAAAGCAGCTCGTTCAATATAATATATCATGCAAATTCAAATTCTAATAGTCTGTAAAAAAGGCGTTTAAATGGCGTCCATTCTGTTTGTCATATTCGCCTTTTTTAGCTAACTTTACTGACGTAATAAACTAAAAGTCAAACCATTAAATTAGAATTATGATTATAAGAACAGTTTGCGGATATGATTTCTTTGAGGTGAGTTCTGCAATGCAGAAAGCCATTAGGCGAGCCGACACCGGGGTAGCCGGCTTTTTTGCATTGGAACTTTGGGCGAGTGGGTACCGCGACTATGTGTGGAAGCGTCTGTTTACCATTAGTGCTGAAGATTGCTATGGAATCATTACTAAAGAGATAGAAGCATTGTGGCAGGGGCATGAGCTGGTAAACAAGACTGCTACTGAACCCAAAGGGAGGATATTTGTCAGTAAAGCTGTTATTCTCCTTTGTGAATGTAGAAAGAATCGTGATGCGGATCATTTGCAAAACTTCATCTATGATAGAAAGGATATTGATATAGAAAAGTGGATAAATGATGTCAGGCGTTACCCTATTCCTATCCCAGATTACACTTTCGATGTACATACACGAAAGGGTAAAAAACATGGGAGAACCAAAGAAGAATTCTTTCAGGAAGAATACAAGGCGTTACAACCTCGTGTTCCTGGTTTATTCGATGATTTGGTTCAACCCAGTCAACCAAAGTTATTTAATGATGAAACCACGGCTAAGTAGCTGTGGTTTCTCATTTTTCATATAAGTCAAACCAATTTAATTAAAAAAATGAACACGTATTACAAATTTGCGCCAAATGTATTTTTGGCAAAGTGTGATGAGAAGCACGAAAAAGGTGAAACTATTGAAGTTACCACCAGGTATGGTAAGGAGAACGAAAGTATAGTATTTAACCTAATCTTCGAAAAAGATGGGTTTTACTATTATTCCATCGTTAGAGCTGACGGCTTTAATGTTCAAGAATGGGCTAAGCAAAGAGCGGAACGCAGGCATGAATGGGCGTCATCGGCAGTACAAAAAAGTAATGAGTATTTTCAGAAATCAAATAAGCATCGTGATTTCCTTTCTTTGGGTGAGCCTATCAAAGTTGGACACCACAGCGAACGAGGACATCGCAAAATGATAGATGATGCCTGGAATAACATGGGGAAAAGCGTTGAGTTTAGCGATAAGGCTGCCGAACATGAAAGAGTTGCGAAGTATTGGGAAAAAAGGGCTAATACGATAAACTTGTCCATGCCGGAAAGTATAGATTTCTACGAACATAAGTTGGAACAAGCAAAAGAATATCACGAAGGATTGAAGTCCGGTAAGTACCGACGCGAGCATACATACGCTATGGCTTATGCCAATAAAGCAGTAAAAGAGGCTAAAAAAAATTATGACCTTGCAGTAAAGCTGTGGGGCGATGTTTAATAATCTGTAGTATCTCAAATAATTTACTATGAGAGAATTATCAAAAGAAACCTCATTACAAAGGGTAATGAGGGCTTCAGGTCGTGTACCTGTACAATGCTCATGCAGTGTTTGTAAACAACAATGTCATACGCCATGTTTAGGTACTCCTGATGATATTGAACGAATTATTGATGCAGGTTATGCCGACAGGTTAGCGCTGACGAACTGGGCTGCTGGTATATTCTTAGGGGTTATTAATATTGCTATTCCGATGATTCAGCCCGTTGCTGGTAAGGAGTATTGTGCTTTTTTCGAGAATGGACTGTGTATCTTACATGATAAGGGTTTGAAGCCCACTGAAGGACGTTTGTCTCATCACACAGTCAGGAAGGATAACTTCAATCCTGCTATGAGTATTGCTTGGAACGTTGCAAAAGAATGGCTGATGCCGGAGAATGAGGATGTACTTTCTCGTGTAGTAAATAAATTCTTGAATGCGAGGAAGCCATGAATGTGTGTCAATCAATACCTCGTAGAGATTGTAAGGTGTTTGCTAAATGTGGAGCAAAATCCTTATCACATTGCCGGCGGCACCGCGAAACTGATGAGAAGTGTAAAAGTTGTACTCTAATTCGTCGTAAGCCGCGTAATCGGATTATAGATGATTCAGGACGTGAAATGAAAAGATGTACCCATTGCGGAAATTACTTCTACTTGAACCGGTTCTACAATCGTATAGTGGTGAGAAAAGGTAAGGAATATCATTTGTTGACTTCCTGGTGCCGTATGTGTATGTCACAGATTAATAATCAGAGGGCAAAGAAGAAAAAGTGACTTGTCCATTAAATTTTTTGTATGAAATATTATGCTTCAGTTAGCTTTGGAAAGGATTCCTTGGCAATGCTTTTCATGCTAATAGATAAAGGATATCAGTTGGATGAAGTCGTTTTCTATGATACAGGTATGGAATTTCAGGCAATCTATAACACTCGTGATGCTGTTCTTCCAATTCTTAAAAAACTTGGCATTAAATATACAGAACTGCATCCGGAGCAACCTTTTCTTTGGACAATGTTTGAAAGGCCGGTTAAGAAAAGAGGGACCAATATTATCCATAAAAAAGGATATAGTTGGTGTGGGGGAACATGCCGGTGGGGAACGAGTGAAAAACTTCGTGCATTGAAAGCTCACACAAAAGACGGAATTGATTATGTCGGTATTGCTGCCGATGAGACCCATCGTTTTGAAAAGGAAAAACGACCAAATCGGGTTTTACCACTTCGTGATTGGGGCATTACTGAAGCAGATGCACTCCAGTATTGTTACACAAAAGGCTTTGTTTGGCATGAGGATGGAGTAAGGCTATATGAGCTACTTGATCGTGTGAGTTGCTGGTGTTGTGGAAATAAGAACTTGAAGGAGTTGAAGAATATGTATTTGTACCTTCCATGGTATTGGAAAAAGCTGAAAGAACTTCAGTTAAATACCGATAGGCCCTATCGTCGTAATAGTGGAGAAACCATTTTTGATTTAGAGGAAAGATTTAGACGTGAATTGTTGAAGAAAAAAACTGATTAAAATGGCGTTAAAATGGCGAAGTTTCTGTTTGCTAAACTTGTCAATAACGATTACCTTTATAGACGTAAAGCATTAAAAGTCAATCAACATGAAGAGGAATGAAAAAATAGAAAAATTAGAAAGACTAGGTATTTTCAATCAATGGAAATATAACACAGAAAGAGCAAATGATACATTTAATATTGAGTGTCCTGACTTCTCAATGACAAATGAAGAGCGGGTGAACAATTTGTTAGATGTTGATTGCTGTTTTCATCGATTTCTAGCTATCTCATTCCCTTTTAATGGTACTCCTGAAGGCGTTGCTTTTTGGGAGAATATTGCAAAAAAATAATCGAACTTAATTGAATTGAAATTATGAGTAAAAAAGATTTAATAGAGCAGAACATTACAAGAGTTCAAGAATATGTGAGGGAACTTATTGAAGATGCAAAGTGGAATAATGGTGTTTCGGAAACTCTTGAATCTACTTCAATAATTGTAGGTAATAGTGATGATATCTATGATTTTGCAGTTTTATTTGCTTCTAATAGTGAATGTGTTTATTGTGAATTCATAAATGGTAAGATAGAGTACATTGATTGTGAACTAGATTGTGAAATATGCCAATTTGAAGGAAGACTAATTTTTCAATATATAAACGGAAGTTTTCATAATCCTACTGGTCAAATTATCGAACTATCAAAATTGTTGATGAAAGGCGAATTAAAAGACACAAAAAGTATCTTTTGTTCTATGGTACTTCGATTAATGGATACTGAAGAATACAATAACAATTATTGCAAATCATTGGATTTAGTTCTGAAGCTGTTTCCTGAAATAGATGGAGAATTATTAGAAAAGGAATTGGATAGATATATTTAAGCATTACAAGGATGAGTAAAATGAATTTAAATGAATTAAGAGACAAAGCATATAAAACAGCTTGTGAACATGGGTTTCACGATCAAGAGCTAAGTAACAATCATTTTCTTTGCCTTGTGATTTCTGAATTGATGGAAGCTGTGGAAGCAGATAGAAAAGGAAGGCGTGCTAATGTTGATCGGTATAATAAGAAGATTGCTAACAGCCGCATTTGTCAAGGATTGGATTCTGACATTCCCAAAGAGCGTGGTTACGAAGTCGCATACAATGAAACTATAAAAGGCTCAATTGAGGAAGAGTTAGTCGATGCTGTAATCCGCTTGCTTGACCTTGCAGGACTTCGAGGAATAAGCCTTGAACTTGCCAACGGAGATATTGATGACTGTATTGAAGATATGGCAGAAGCTTGTAAAGACGAAACTTTCACCGAATCAATCTATTCCATCTCTACACTTCCTGTTAGGTATGACGGAATATTTGATTTTCCTACAACCGTGAATGATATGATACTATCAATCTTCGGGCTTGCCAAGCACTTAGATATAGACCTGCTTTGGCACATCGAGCAGAAAATGAAGTATAACGAACTTCGTGAAAAGATGCACGGGAAGAAGTATTAACTCTCAATACCGAAGATAGAAATGAGTAAAGCGATAAATGAAAAAGTCCTGAATAGGTAGTCAGGACTTTACTGAGATTAGATATAAATCTGAAACATTAGAGATTCGACATATTTGCCTTTCATATCACTTCCAGTACTTGATTCAAGAGTCACATGATTGGTTTTTACTGTATAGCCATCAGGCATTAAGCTATTTATGTGATTACAAATAGCGTTTTCTAAATGGTTCGGTTCCCCGTAATAAGGAGTTTCACATACTACTTTTACAACAGTGTTTCCGGATGGCTCAAACAATCTCAGTGAAATCCCTTGATTAAGCTCATAGCCTTCTTTTGTAGATTTAATTACTAACATATTTTTATTTTTAAAATTAGACAACAAAGATAGGCAATAGTTATTTATAAAACAATGAGATGATTGATTTACAGTATGTAAATGATATGTAAATGGATAAATATTAATTAAAATCATAAAAAGAAATGAGCGTTTTTGTAAAGCATTTCAGCAAGAAGGTACCCCACAGGTGGTACAGACATGGAAGGAAGGTGTTCCGGCTGACTCCTAAAAGCATGTTTGACAAGAAATCCCGGACTTTCCATTATGAATGTATCGAGAACAACTATAAGAGCGGGTGCTACATCATAGGGTTCAACCTTTATGATGACATGATCCCGATAACGGAGGATGAGTGGCGGAACGCTATGGAGAATTGCATAAACCCGTATTGATTATGAGTGAATATTCATTGAAAGAAAGAGCTCAGATGTTAACATCATTGCTTGTATATGGCGGTCCTATGACATTTGAGCAAATCAAGAAATTAGATTGGTTGAAAAATACATCTGAATACGGAATATTATTCTATCTCCGGGAAGCTGAAAGATATGAATGGATAAAAACTAAATGTTTCAGCGGTGGTAAGCCGAATATCTATTCGGCAACGGCTAAAGGCCGAAGAATGGCTGAAGCAAGAGATTAATATTCAAATACAGAGTAAATATGAGTGAAGTAGAATTAAAGAAGTTGTTTCAAATAGAGGATATATTATCACTTCCTAATGCGATTTTTAAAATAATCTTTGATAATGACGAAAGATTGCATCATATATATCGAGAGTTATTACAACTCAATACTCATGATCTTTCAAGAGATTGGTTTCAAGATATATATGAGGGTGAATTGGCTCAAAGAAACCAAAACAAGCAGGATTTTACTCCTAATGTAGTAGGAATACTACTATCAAGATTGACAGGGGTTTCCAAAGGGGTGATTTACGAACCTACTGCCGGGAATGGTTCCCTTATTATTTCTAACTGGTGGCATAGAGTTAAAACTTTAGGAACTGATTTCAAACCGTCTGAACACCCCGTTGAATGCTGGGAGTTGTCTGATAGGTCTATTCCGTTACTCTTGCTTAATTTATCGATACGTGGTATTAATGCAACTGTGTATCATGGTGATGTACTTGTAAAATCAATAAAAAGTGAATATCGCTTGCTGAACGTGAAAGATATTCCATTCGATTTTTCCATTATAGAAAAGATTAGTTATGATTGACGATAATTTTATAAAGAATCTGTACCAATACACTAGGAAAAGAATCAATTTCTTGTTTCCTGGCATTGATATTAATTACATGGATATCTCTCATTCCGTTATAGCTGACGAACGTTTTTCTATTGAAAATTGGCGGGATTTGGTTGATCGCCTGATTTACGATGAGGTTTCCTTTATAAAAAGAAACAACCGTTTTGGGGAAGCTGATTTAGCAATTAGAAATGCTCCTGAAAATATTTTATTATGTAATAAATGTGGGGAGTATGTACCTGAAAGCAAATTCTATTTAAGTACGAAAATTTGTAATTCATGTTATTATATTGAAAATCGGGAAAAAATACTGAAGAATAATAAGGCATATCGGATTCGTAACAGAGACAAATTACTTGCCCGTAGGAAAGAATTGCGAAATGCCAATATTGAACATTATAGAGAATTGGAGAGGGCTAGTTACAAGCGTAGATATAAGGTTAATAAGGAAAAAATATTAGAGAAAAATAGAAAATATCAATTAGCTCACAAAAGTGAAATACGTGAGTATATGAAAATGTATTATCAAAAAAATAAATCACAATGGAAACAGTAATAGCAAATCCGCCCTTTTCCGCCAAATGGAGTGCAGATGTTTCTTTTATGGATGATGAACGATTTAGTGAAGTTGGGAAATTAGCCCCTAAATCAAAAGCTGATTATGCTTTTGTCTTGGATATAGTCCATAAACTGGATGTAACAGGGATTGCGGCTATAGTTCTTCCTCATGGAGTTTTATTTCGTGGCGCTGCCGAAGGTGTTATTCGCAGGTTTCTTATTGAAGATAAAAACTGCATTGATGCTGTCATTGGGCTACCGGCCAATATATTCTATGGTACTAGTATTCCTACTTGTATCTTGGTAATAAAGAAATGTCGTAAAGAAGATGACAACATCCTTTTTATTGATGCAAGCAAAGATTTTGAAAAGCTTAAAAACAAGAACTCTTTGAGTGATGAACAAATAGACAAGATTGTACAGACGTTCCAAGAGCGTAAGGAAATTAAGAAATACAGTCATTGTGCCACATTGCAAGAGGTTATGGCTAATGATTTTAATCTTAACATACCGAGATACATAGATGTATTTGAGGAAGAAGAACCTATTGACATTAAGGCTGTTATGGATGAAATAAAAGAGCTGGAAGCCAAACGTGCCGAATTGGATAAGGAGATTGATGTTTATTTGCGAGAATTGAAACTGATTTAAATAACAAATTTATAAGATATGAAATTGGATGATGTGTACAAGGCTTGGATTTCTGTAAAGAAAAGGCAAGTCAAGACTAGTTCACTGGCATCGTACCAGCAGATATACGTGAAAAAGCTTTCTCCAATATTAGGATGTATGGAAGTTGGGGAATTGAGCAAAAAGGTTATTGTGCCATTCATGAACGATCTTATGGATAATTCGGGGTTGTCTGTGAAGTACTGCAATGATATTCTGATAGTTCTAAAAATGCTAATTCGGTTTGCTGACGAAGAGTTAGACCTTGAGGTACATAACATTACATGGAAGATGGTATGGCCTAGTAAAAATAAGATAGCTGCTCAAAAGCTGGAACGTTATTCTCCTGCTGAATATAAGAAAATCGTCGATTATGTGTTAGCGAATCCATCTCCACGTAATCTTGGAATTTTGCTAACGATATGTTCTGGTATGCGTATAGGGGAAGTATGTGCCTTACAATGGAAGGATATAGATTTAGATAAAAAGACTATTCATATTTGTAAAACCTTAGAACGCATATATATGCCAGGCGAGGATGGTACATTTAATAAAGCAAAAACCCATATTGAGATTGGGCCCCCGAAAACTTCAAATTCTGATAGGTATATTCCTATCTTAAAGAACATTTTTCCTTTGGTGAAGAAGTTTTCTGCTGTGTGTAATCCCGATTATTATGTGTGTACTTGTGGTGAGCAATATACAGAACCTCGGACTTTGCGGAATTATTATGAGAAATTTATTCTTGAAAAGGTAAAACTAGACCACTGTATCAAGTATCATGGATTAAGGCACACCTTTGCCACGACTCTTATAGAGAATAAAATTGATGTCAAAACTGTATCTACTATTCTTGGTCATTCAGATGTAGGTACCACTTTGAATATTTATGTTCATCCATCAGAGGAAGCTAAAACCGATGCTGTTAATTCAGGATTAAGGAGAATTTTTAAATAGCCCCAAATAAGCGATGAATATTGGAATATTAGCAGTCGATAGCAATTATCCTAATCTAGCTTTGATGAAGATAAGTAGCTATCACAAGGCAAGAGGTGATAATGTAGAATGGTATAATCCCCTTTGTTCTTATGATAAGGTTTACATTGCAAAAGTATTTAGCTTTACGCCGGATTACGGCTATTACATCAATGCCGATCAAGTTGAGAAAGGCGGTACTGGGTATGACATAAAAAAGGTTCTTTTGCCAGAGATTGATAGAATGATTCCTGATTACGATCTGTATAATGTTGATAAAAATTTGGCTTATGGCTTTCTCACCCGCGGATGTCCAAACCACTGTAAGTGGTGTGTGGTACCGAAGAAAGAAGGAAACATCGCTACTTACATGGATATTGAAGAGATAGCCGTTAATGGGAGAAAAAACATTATACTCATGGATAACAACATACTTGCATCCGACTACGGTTTGCAGCAGATTGAAAAGATTATCTCCATGGGAGTACGTGTAGACTTCAATCAAGGTTTAGACGCCCGGCTGGTAACGGATGATATAGCCCGGTTGCTTGCTCGTGTTAAATGGATTAAGCGCATACGGTTCGGTTGTGATACACCGGGACAAATTGCAGAATGCGAACGTGCTACGGCTTTGATTGACAAATACGGGTATAAAGGCGAGTACTTCTTTTACTGCATCTTATTGAAGGATTTCAAAGAAGCATTTGAACGAGTAAATCATTGGAAAAAGAAGGGTGGTCGGTTCTTACCACATTGTCAGCCTTACCGGGACTTAAATAATCCTCGTCAAATTATTCCTCAATGGCAAAAGGATTTAGCCGGATGGGCTGATAAGAAGTGGGTGTTTAGAAGCTGTGAATTTAAAGATTTTATCCCTCGAAAAGGGTTTAAATGTAGTGGATATTTTGATTAATAACAATACGAAAGTTATGATAATATTAAGAATAAAAAGGACCGGGAAAATTTTCCCGGTCCATAGGTCAGTAAACCTTCTGCCCTTTACGGTTAACTACACAATTATATATAGCTAACTCACCTGCTTTATCTCCTGTGCGTTTACAGTAATTGTACGCACCGCGAGCACCAGAGAATTCTCCTCTTCCATGTAGGTAGATAAACTCTCCAAGTAAAGCAGCTCCCTTACAAGCAGCGATAAATAAATAATACTTATTGTTCATAAATATACATTATTTATAGGTTAATACTAGATAGATTCTACCTAACAAACTATGTTATGGTCAGAATTTCTCAGTTAGTTATTACTAACAACTGCAAAGATAATAATTATATAGAAAACTCAAACTTTAAAATTATCAATGAAAGCAATAACAATAAAACAACCATGGGCTTCTTTAATAGTGCATGGTATCAAGGATATTGAGAACCGTACTTGGGCGTGTCCATGGAAATACATAGGGCATAGAGTGTTAATCCATGCAAGTGGGAAACCTGTAGAAATGAGAAATCCCAATAGTGTATTTACAAAAGCTCAATGGGATAGTCTGCCTATTGAGTTTCAACGAAAAATAATATGTGCAGAGGGCATTGTCAATTCTGCTATCATTGGAAGTGTAGAAATAATTGGATGCTCTATCAATCATCCTTCTAAATGGGCAGAGAAAACAGATGATAGTAAAGGCTATTATGAAAATCCTATTTATAACTGGGTACTAGCTAATCCTATATTATTTCCAGAGCCGATACCGGCTAAAGGGAAATTGTCATTTTGGGAGTATCCCAATATCAATTCAGAGGACGATATTTGCTTGTGTAATTTGGTCGTAAATGAAAGGAATCAAGTCGTTAGCTATGGAGAGTATGACCGATTATACTGTGGTAGTAAATGGAGTAAATAACAATAGTACAGAATAATAGTAACATAATAGTTAGATATGAATTATACTGTCAATATCTTCTTCATTGTCAACATACATTTTGATGTATTTTCTTAATAAGGTTGGATTATTGACACATTCATCTGTTTTAATTATTTGGAGATTATTCAATCCATATAAAGATGTCAAATTCCAATTTGTCATTTCTTGTAGTGAGCGTTTTATCTCAATTTCCGATTTTGCGTCTTTAGTGAATATTGTAATATTCTTCTTTTGGGGATTAGTGGATGAAGATTGTCTTTCAAAAAAGGCTTTAAAATATTGGCTGTCATTTATGCCTAATGAATGCCCAAATATTGTAATATCATCAGCATCCATTAAATCATATACCATAGCTGGGGGATTATATTGGGAATCAAATGATTTCTGTATAAAATCATAGTTTTTGTCTATGTTTTCATCTCTTGTTCCTAAAATGATATTCCCGTCTAAACATAAGCCATGTACATACTTAACTGCATCATTAAATTCCATAGCAAAACTAGAGTTGGGAGCTATTGCTCCAAAACTTGTATAATTAAAAGAGTATATGACAATTTCATCATTTACATTGCTTTTGATAAATGTTCTTGCTACTGTAGCAGCTATGGAGTTTTCATTAATAGCTTCTTTTTGAATTTTTATTAGGTATTGCATTAACCCAACTTTAATCAACTGTACGGCTTTTTTATCTCGTTCAATTGGAGAATTTAGCACATCTTCATGTGATAAACAGATTATGTAAGAAAGTCCAGGTTTGGATAATACGCCTATCTTTAATAGTCTATTAACAGTCTCAGCATTTGTTTGTATTAAATCATTATATTCAGAAATACCATGATAGGCATGTATCATTTCTAATATTTTTCTTTCTGTGCTATTATATAAATCGAATGGATGCCCATTATTATTCTTAATTTTAGTATAATAATAACTTAGTTCATTCTCCAAATCATACCACTTGACCGCATCTAAATTATCGTTCCATTTGTCATTTAAATGTTTGATTAAAGGAGATGGGTAGTCTTTGGGACAAAATTCAGATTGGCAAAAGTCCTTGTATGAAGTCTTTCTGCCTAAACAAAGGTCAAATCCGTTACCTATTATCAGAACTCTTTTTCTATCTTTATTCATACTGCAAAAGTAAGGAAAGATTATGATAATAAGAACTGAAATTTATATAATTGTTGAACCTTTGGTGTATTGGTTATCCGATACACCTTTATTTTTTTGTGATGATGAGAAAAATGATTGTAACTGGCAGTGAAGGCTTCATAGGTAAAGCCCTCTGCCAAGAATTAGCGAAAAGAAATGTTGAAGTGATAGGTATCGATCGAAAGAACGGTACTGAAGCTTCAAAAGTATGTGAACTTCTAAAGTACGGTGATATCGACTGTGTATTTCACCTGGCAGCACAAACAAGTGTATTCAATGGAAATCTGGAACAGATCCGGAAAGATAATATTGATACCTTTATGTGCATAGCCGATGCATGTAACCAATACCATGTAAAATTAGTATATGCCAGTTCATCGACCGCGAACCCGGAGAACACAACAAGTCTCTATGGTATAAGTAAGTACTTTGATGAACAGTATGCATCTATCTATTGTAAGGCTGCGACCGGGTGCCGGCTGCATAATGTATATGGACCTAATCCGCGAAAAAGAACTCTTCTCTGGTTCCTGATGGAAAAGGAAAACGTGTCATTATACAACTGTGGTCAGAATATCCGGTGCTTCACTTACATAGATGATGTCATTGAGGGGCTTATCTATTCGGTGGGTTGTAACCGGCAACTTATCAATATTTGTAACGTTCAACCTGTGACTACTATGTATTTTGCTTCTTTAGTAAAATACTACAAACCGATTGAAATAGAGTTGATTAATAAAAAACGAGATTTTGACAATTTGGAGCAGTCGGTGAACCGGGATATCTATTTAGTACCTTTGTCTTACACATCTGTCGAGGACGGAGTAAAGAAAATCTTTGATGAAAGGAAAGGGAAAGATATGTCGTATTGACGACTGGGATAAGCCGGAAGCGGTGAAAGGTAAGAGCTGGTCTCATCAGGAACGGTTATGTGATTTGAGAGAAAAGGTGTCACTTCATAAAAAGGGTGATATCTATTACATCTCCCAGTTCACCCGTTCCAAGACTGGTGCCAGCTTTTCAGAAATTAAACAGTCGGAGGAACTTGCATCATTCTTTGCAGAGAGAGCGTGTGAGTTTCTCCACCGCTTCATTGTAGGGGGATGTGAAGGATGGTGTATAGTCACCACACCGCGACGGAGACACTACGAGGGCTTTCATTTTGCAACCTCTATCTGCACGAAAATAGGTTGGGCAGTGAAAATACCATTCTATGAGAATGCAATTCAGTGCCTAACTAAAGATAGATTGAATCCGGAATTCTTTCTTCTTCGTCCGATAAAGGAAAAGAAGATAATAGTGTACGATGACATATTAACAACTGGCAGCACACTGCTTGCCACCTATGAGCTTTTAAAGGATAGAGAGCAGCTTCTTTTTCTCGTAGGAATAAATAACAATTGATATGGGAAAGCAAGAGAAACCATTAACATTCAAGCAAGAGAAATTCTGTAAATACTACGTTGATACAGAAGGTAATGCTAGTGAAGCATATAGGATGTCTTATGATGCGTCAAAGATGAAACCTGAAACGATTTGGAGTGCTGCTAGCAGATTGTTAGCCAATAGCAAGGTTAGTGCAAGGATAAGTGAGATTAAGCAACAGAGGGCGAAAGAGACTGAAGTAGAGAGGAAAACGGTCGAGAAGGTATTAATGGATATTGTACTCGCTGATCCCGATGATTTACATTATGTAGACCCTGTTACCGGGAAAACAAAGATGAGAAGTCCGTCCCAACTTCCAAAGCGTGCCCGTAATGCGTTGAAGAAGATTCAGAATAATAGAGGAGTGGTTAATTATGAGTTCAACGGCAAGACAGAAGCCGCCCGGATTCTTGGTGCCTGGAATGGATGGGAAGCCGATAAGAATGTCAACATCAAAGGTGGAGACGGAAATAAAGTCGGTGAACTTCGTATCGGATTTGAAGATAATGAGGATTCGGAAGAATAGAACAATTTGAACTGCAAAATCCAGTATTCACCCTACGGAGAAACCTTACTTTTAGAACAATATGGTTATAAATTATAAGAAGCTAAATCCTAACGGATTCTATCTATTGAAGTACTTGAATGATGAGACTATCCGTTTTATCATTCTCTATGGAGGTTCATCTTCCGGTAAGTCGTATAGTGTGGCACAAACAATACTGATACAGACATTACAGGATGGTGAGAACACTCTTGTCATGCGTAAAGTAGGAGCTTCTATTCTCAAAACCATTTATGAAGATTATAAAGTCGCTGCGGCCGGTCTTGGCATATCCCATTTGTTCAAGTTCCAACAGAATACTATTAAGTGTCTGGTTAATGGTGCGAAGATAGATTTTTCCGGTCTTGACGATCCGGAAAAGATAAAAGGTATCTCCAATTATAAGCGTGTTCAGTTAGAGGAATGGTCAGAGTTCGAGCATCCGGATTTCAAGCAGCTACGTAAGCGTTTGCGTGGTAAGAAAGGGCAGCAAATTATTTGTACCTTTAATCCGATCAGTGAAAGCCACTGGATAAAGAAAGAGTTCATTGATAAAGACAAATGGCATGATGTACCGATGACGGTTACCATTGCCGGCAAAGAGTTGCCGAAAGAACTTACCAAGGTCAAATCCGTAAAGAAGAATGCACCCAGGCAAATACTTAATCTTCGTACTAAGCAAATCGAGGAACAGGCACCTAATACAGTTATTATCCAATCTACCTATTTGAATAATTTTTGGGTGGTCGGTAGTCCTGACGGTACGTATGGTTTCTATGATGAGCAATGTGTTGCCGACTTTGAGTATGATAGAGTCCACGATCCGGATTATTACAATGTGTACGCATTGGGAGAGTGGGGTGTTATTCGTACCGGTAGCGAGTTCTTCGGTTCGTTCAACCGTGGCAAACATTCCGGTGAACATAAATATATCCCGGACCTGCCTATTCATATATCAGTAGATAATAACGTACTGCCATATATCAGTGTGTCGTACTGGCAAGTAGATTTCACTACCGGTATCAAGGTTTGGCAGTTCCATGAGACATGCGCCGAAAATCCTAACAATACAGTAAAGAAGTCCTCTAAACTTGTAGCCAAGTATCTGAAAGATATCAGGTATAGTGATAAAGTCTACCTACACGGGGATGCCTCAACAAAGGTGGCCAATAGCATTGATGATGAAAAACGTTCTTGGATGGACTTATTCATAGATACATTGCAGAAAGAAGGATTCGAGATTGAGGATAAGGTAGGCAATAAGAATCCGAGTGTTGCCATGACCGGTGAGTTTATCAATGCTATCTTTGATTGTACTGTTCCCGGTATAGAGATATACATTGACGAATCATGTTCGGTATCTATTGAGGACTACATGAGCGTACAGAAAGATGCTAACGGTGCCATTCTTAAAACTAAGGTCAAGAATAAAACTACCTTGCAGACTTATGAGGAGCACGGGCACCTGTCTGATACGTTCCGATATGTCGTTGTGGATTTGTGTAGTGAGCAGTATATAGAGTTTAGTAACCGGCGAAAAAGAAACTTGTATGCTTGTAATGGCACTATTAATTTCTTCAATCCAGATACCGAATGTAAATACACTAAGAAGATTCTATATGTGATGCCGAATGTTAATGGGAAATTTGTCCTTATACAAGCGTTTAGATGTGGAAATAAATGGCATGTTGTTGATGTCGTATTTATGGATACTACTTCAACAGAAGATATACGTTCTTCTATTTTGTCCCATGAATCTGATTCATGTGTAATTGAATGTACAGATGCTTATTTCCCTTTTATCCGGGAACTCCGTTCTAGTACAAACAAGGAGATTCGTGTAATGAAAGAGTTTCCGGATGTAGATAAGCGTATTGCTGCAACATCTGATTATGTGAAAAATAGTATTCTTTTTTCTGCATCAAAAGTAGAATCTGATACGGAATATGTTGCCTTCATGAATAATCTGATGGACTATAATAAAGATAGTGAAACAAAAGAGGCCAGTGCTGTTTTGAGTGGGCTAGTACAGTTCGTTGTAAAATTAGGTTTGAATTGAAATGTGTTATATGTGATTGAAAATAAGAATGTTATATTGTTGGTATTATGTTTTCGTAATTTCAAGATTTTAGTGTTTTGGAAAACGGTTTTCCTTTTTACTTAGTTTTGCTCAAAAAGGAACCCAATGAATATTTTTTTTGATAATCTATTTGGAAAGAAATCTAAGACTAAAGGTGAAGTTGAAATAGTTACTTCATCTGAAAATAAGGATATAGATACTCAAAGTGGCAAGACTGAAAAATGGTCAGTTGCATACATTGAGGACCTTACTAGTCCTATTGTAGCGGGCAGTAACTATCTAACGCTATTCAGTACGATACCTGAAGTCTTTTTCCCGATCGATTATATTGCATCGCGAATTGCAGGTGCTAATTTTCAATTGAAGAAAACTAAGGATGACAGTATAGTATGGGCGAATAAACGAATGAATGGCATACTTAGTCGTCCTAATTGTTTGATGCGTTGGAAAGAATTGATTTATCAGCACCATATTTATAAATTGTGTACAGGGAATAGCTTTATTCGTGCCGCTATGCCTGATGTCTTTTCTACAGCTGAAAAATGGAGATATTGCGATAATTATTGGGTGCTACCTTCTGATAAGACTATTGTAGAACCTGTTTACGGGAATATGCCATTGTTTGGCATTGCCCAAACAGAAGATATTATTCGTAGCTATCGTTTGGAGTATGGTTGGAATGGTAGTTTGGAAATTCCTCCATACCAAATATGGCATGATAGAGACGGAAGTGCAGAGTTCTATTCAGGGGCTATGTTCTTGAAGTCCAAAAGTCGTCTTGCTTCCCAAAATAAGCCAATGTCAAATCTAATAGCTGTATATGAAGCTAGAAATGTGATTTATGTAAAGCGGGGTGGATTGGGCTTTATTGTAAGTAAGAAAACTGATGCTACCGGTTCAATAGCGTTGACTGACGATGAAAAGGAACAGCTTTTGAAGCAAAATTTTGAGAAGTATGGTGTAAGGAAGGGCCAGGTACCTTATGGTATTTCAGATGCAGACATTGACTTTGTTCGTACTAATCTTTCTATTGCAGAGTTACAGCCGTTTGAAGAGACTTTGGCTGATGCAATAAATATTGCAGGGGCATACGGCATCCCTGCCGTTCTTGTTCCGCGAAAAGACCAGTCCACATTTAGCAATCAGGCTACTGCTGAAAAGAGCGTATATTGTTCAACTGTTATTCCTATGGCCAAACAATTCTGCAAGGATTTTACAGCTTTCCTTGGTCTTGAAGGAGGTGGATATTATTTGGATTGTGATTTCTCTGATGTTGATTGTTTGCAGGAAGGATTGAAAGAATCCGAGGACGTAAAGACAAATATAAATAAACGTTGTCGTGAACAATTCTCATGTGGGCTTATAACACTCAATGACTGGCGTGCCCAAATAGGCGAAAGTATGATAGAAAATCCCTTGTTTGACAAATTGAAATTTGATATGTCAGATGAGGAACTGGATAAAGTAAATCGAGTTTTTAACACTAAAAGTGGAGATGAAAAAGATGGAAGAGAAAATCAAAAGCCTTCAGTACAAGACAAAGGCAAATGATGTTGATGAGAAGGGTATCGTTACCGTTGCGGTGAACGGTATCGGTGTGAAGGACTCACAAAATGACATATCTATGCCCGGCTCATTCAATAAGACATTGAAAGAAAATATTGGTCGGATGCGTTGGTTCCTGAATCATCGTACAGACCAGTTGTTAGGTGTTCCGTTGAGTGGTAAGGAAACAGAAGGTAATTTGGTTATGGTCGGTCAGTTAAATCTTGAAAAACAGATCGGCCGTGATACGTTAGCTGATTATAAACTGTTTGCAGAGAATGGCAGAACACTTGAGCATTCTATTGGGGTCAAGGCCATTAAAAGAGATTCTGTTGATCCCTGTAAAGTGCTTGAATGGCGTATGATGGAATATTCAACATTGACAAGTTGGGGGAGTAATCCCCAGACTTTCCTTGTGAATATTAAGTCTGCTACTGCCGACCAGGTAAAGGAGGCTGTTGATTTCGTTCGGAAAGCGTTCTTGCAGCATGGATATAGTGATGAACGTTTAAAAGGATACGATATGGAATTAAGTTTATTATTGAAGAGCCTCAACGGTGGTGCCGTTGTCTCATGTCCTCATTGTGGTCATCAATTTGATTATGATGCAGAAACAGAGCATACCTTTGCCCAACAGGTATTAGATTATGCTGCTGATTATCAGAGATGGATAACACAGGACATTGTAAGGGAAGAAATGGAGAAGCTCACTCCGGAGATTAGAACCCAAGTAATTTCTCTTATTGATTCTGTCAAATCAGAAAAGAAAGAATTTTCTCAAAAGGGTCTACAAGACCTTATGAATTATGTAAGATGTCCCCACTGTTGGGGAAAAGTATATCGTTCGAATGCTATTCTGCAAAACACTTCTGAAGATACCACCGGAAAAAATGAGCCGTCTGTTGACACTCAAGAAAAGAATGACGGGGAAAATGGGAACGATGAAGTGACGATTAAAGCCGCTGATAATGGCACTTTACTCGATTTCAAGAGTTTGAATAGCTGTTTCGAGAATAAATAACTTAAAATTTAAATTTTATGCCAATTAGAAAATTTACAGTATCAGATTTTAATCTGAAAACGGACGGTCTGCCGGCAGAACAGAAAACATTTATGGAAAATATCGCCGGCATGATGTGTGAAGTAGTTAACAAGTCACTTGAAGGATTTGCTTCACCGGAGGAGGTAACGAAACAGTTTGGTGACATCAATAATCTATTGAAAGCCTATGATGGAGAAAAGTTCCAGCAATTGGTAAAGGACAACGAGCAACTTGTAGAACAAGTTAAAACTCTTGGTGAAAGTATCGAGAAAATGAAGCAGAAAGGTCTTTCTATGGATACTATCAACAAGTTCGATGAGAAGTTGAACGAGATGCTTGATTCTGAAAAATTCAGAGATTTCGCAGAAGGAAAAACACGCAAATCAGGAGAATTTGACGGCTTCTCCTTGAAAGATGTTGTTTCCATGACTGACAACTACACCGGTGATTTGTTGATTACTCAACAACAGAAACGTGTTGTGACTCAGGTTGCCAACAAAAAGTTGCATATGCGTGATGTATTAACGACGCTGACAGCTGATCCTGCATATCCTCAACTCGCCTATGCGCAAGTATATGCTTTCAACCGCAATGCCCGTTTTGTAACTGAGAACGGTCGTTTACCGGAATCAAGTATCAAGGTAAAAGAGATACAGACAGGAACTAAGCGCCTTGGTACTCATATCCGTATTTCAAAACGTATGTTGAAATCAAGAGTGTACATTCGTTCCTACATCTTGAACATGCTTCCTGAAGCTGTTTGGATGGCAGAAGACTGGAACATCTTGTTTGGTGACGGTAACGGGGAGAATCTGCTTGGTATTGTCAATAATACTGGGGTGACTTCTGTAGAGAAGATTATTAGTACAGCCATTGTTACAGGTGCCGCCGGTGCTGTAAAAGCTATTACCGGATATAACGGTGATAAGGATGTAATTGTAGAGTTTGCAGAACCACAGGATTTGATTCTTGATGGAATGAGTATCACGTTCGCTGGTGCCGCTGTTCTTACAGAACTGAACAAAACACACGCTCTTGTGAAAATGGAAGATGGTCGTATCCTTATTCCTGGTGTCGCGTTCTCCGGTGCTGAAACTGCTACGGATAAAATGACATTCAGTGTTCATGAAGCCGGCTTTAAGAACATTGAGGAACCCAACTCTGAAGATGTAGTGAAAACAGCTTTCGCCGCAATGACATATGCCCAGTATTTTCCGAATGCCATTATTCTTAATCCAATGACTGTTAACGGTATGGAATCGGAGAAAGATACGACAGGACGTAATCTTGGTATCGTTAAAATGGTTGATGGGGTGAAGTATATTGCCGGTCGCCCGATTATCGAGTATGGTGGTATTCTTCCCGGTAAGTATCTTTTGGGTGACTTTAACCAAGCTGCAAATTTGGTTGATTATACCACTTTGACACTTGAATGGGCTGAAGATGTGGAGACCAAGCTTTGCAACGAGGTTGTATTGATGGCACAAGAAGAAGTTATCTTCCCGATTTATATGCCGTGGGCTTTCGCTTATGGGGATTTGTCCGCATTGAAAACTGCAATAACTAAAGCGTAAGATTATGGATTACATACTTATAGGTAACGATAAGGATGTAACCAATGTGCTTAAAGAGCAACGCATTCGGATTAATAGAGGGATGATTCAACTCATCCCTATTTCCGAATGTGGTCTTGTTACAGAAGAAGATGCCCGAAAGACATTGGAATGTATGCTTGCAGAGAAAAATGAAGAGATTGGCAGGCTTACTGCATCCATTGCAGAGAAAGATAAGACAATTGTTGAACTGACAGAAGAGCGTGAAACAATGAAAGCTCGCATTGCAGAACTTGAAGTACAGGTGCCTTCTGATGAAAAGAATCTTCCGGTTGCCGATTCAAAAGATTTGCAAGAGGAAGATGCCAAGGAGGTAACTGTTACAGATGATAAAGCCGTTTCCGTGGAAGATGAAAAGAAAACCGGGAAAGGCAAGACTTCTAAATAACTATCGCTATGTTGATTGATGTTTCATATTTTATGTCAGGTCCCAGGCATATTGAGAATGTTTCGGTCGCTGAAATGCCTTCGCCCCAATCTCTTGCTGTGAATGAGGTGATAAATGGGTATATTAAGGCATTTCAGCCCGAATTTCTCCGGAATGTTGTTGGTGTGACTCTTTCCCAAGCTATCACAGATTATTTGGAGCTTATTGAACGGGAAAAGGAAGATTCTTCAGATGAAGTTGATATTTCAGAAGAGAAGGAAGCCCCCCAGTCCGGATATGCAGTATTATGCGAGAAGCTGTGTGAACCATTCGCTGACTATGTCTTTTATCATATTCTTCGTGACGCAAACACCCAAGCTACAATAACCGGGCTTGTCCGTTTGAAATGTGCTAATGAATATGTAGCTCCTTTGAAGAGACAAGTAAGCACATGGAATAGCATGGTAGAGAAGAACAAACAGTTTGTTGAATGGGCTATGTCGAATGATTGTCCTTTCGATGTGCAAATAACCAAGAATCTTTTGACCCCAATTAATGCTTTCAATTTATGATAGATTTAGATATAACAGAACTGTTTGAGGAGATTGTAAAGAAGGAACTTCCAGAAGGGCTTGAAATCCTCTATCCAAATGGGAAAGGGGGAACTAAAGTTGTGAAGTCCCCAAGGTTGAATTACATCTTCGGTAGCAGTCAATATATCAAAGATATTTTAGATGAATACAGTAAGTCTTCTGCCCAGTCTGAAAGGAAGTTTCCATTGGTTGCACTATTCACTCCAATTAGTGAGGATAGAGGTGACGCGGATTATTTTTCAAAAGCAAAGGTTTCGTTAATTATAGCCTGTTCTTCTTGTAAAGAGTGGAGCAATGAGATGCGCAGAACTACATCTTTTAAAAATATCCTTCGGCCAATCTATAAACGTTTATTGGAAGTATTATATGAAGATTCTCGGTTCGACTGCGACTATGACGAAAAAGTGAAACATAGTTATTCAGAAAACTATTCATATGGCAGATACGGAGCCTATACAGATTCCGGTGAGGCTGTGAGCGAGCCGATTGATGCCATAAATATACGCTCGATGGAAATAAAAATTAATAATCTTAATTGTAGAAGAAAATGAGAAAGATTAGAACGTGTAAGGGTTCCCGGATGAACACTGGTAGTTCTGCTTGTAGTATTGACTGGAAAAAAGTCAAAGGTGCTATCTTGGCGGAACATGGTGTCAAACTCCCTGCTGATATAACAGGTGAGAAATTGCTCGAATTGTGCCATGCAGACCGTCCCGGGCGTATTTACCCTATTTTTCCATTCCTGGAGTATGCCAAGAATGGTGGAGAGCCCCAAGTTAATGCTGTAGGGTACGGTGCAAGTGAATACAACGGGCTAAGCGCTCAAACAGACACCTTCACTTTGAAGAAATTTGATGAGGTTTTGAATGCCCAGCTTCTGAAATGTGCCAATAAAGGATGGGACGTTTACTTTTGGAATCAGGATAATATGTTGATCGGTTATAATGATGACACTGATATCCTTGCCGGTATTCCGATGTCTACTGTTTATCCGACCGTGACACAGTACCCGACCAGTAGTGCTAAGTCTGCGATGACTGTTAGTTTTTCACATGAAGATGTGGAAGACAGCCAATTGCACTTTGACTACGTGCAGTTAGACTTCAATCCCAAGAATTTCGTTAAAGGCTTGGTTGATGTTGTGTTTCAAAAGTTGGAGGCCGAAAATACTTACAAAATAGTTGAAGTTGTTGGTGGTTATGACCGTACAGAAGAATTTGGCAGTCTTATTGCTGATGGTGCTGCTGAAGTTATGAATAACGTAACTTCTGCTACGTATTCGGATGGTATCATTACCATTGTTCCTAAAGCCGGGGCGGTTCCTTCGTTGAAAGCTCCTTCTGTATTGTATGAAAAAGGAATCAGAGGTATTGAGCAGGTGTCATGAAGGTAGATAATGTTACGTTCGTCGAAGCTGCTGTGAAGGGCATGACGAAGGAAGAGTTTATTAATGCACACATTAAAGTCGTGTGGCAGGAACTGAAGGAAGCTGACCGTAAGAAGAAGCTCTCGGAAGTGTACGATGCGATAACTAAGTAACCGACGGGCTGGGGTGTGATTACAGCCCGGCCCGTTATATTTTTACTGTATGGCAGATTTTGATGAATTACATAGAGTTATTCATTCCATTGCATCCGGGTTTGAAGAGGAATGTATTAGGTGTATGGAAGAACATAAGAATGTGCTCGTTGATTGCATTCAGGAACAATTATATTCCGGTCTGGACGGTACTGAACATCTATTGAATCCCGATTATGATACTGACACCTATTTTAACGAGCCCGGACCCTGGCAGAACCGTGCGGAACAATATAAACGATGGAAAGAGAGGATAACTCCACCTCTTAGAAGTGAGATGCTTTATTTGCCACCGCGTCCGGTTGAGGTACCTAACCTTTTTATTACTGGTACTTTCTATGATAGCATAACTGCCGATAGAATTGATTCCGGGCTTCGATTTTCAACGAAAGGATTTACGGACGGTAGTTCTATTGAGAAGAAATACGGTGAGCAGATTTTAGGCATTGGTGATACAGCTAAAGAGTACTTTAATATTATGTATCTCCGTCCCTGGATGGAACGTTTCTTTTCAGAATGTGGATATCGGTAGAAAATGGCTTGTGGTTGCGAAATAAAAAAGATGCAGAGTGAACTGGAACGTATCAGTGATCTTGCAAAGAAAGCAGCTGTCTTGGATGGTTGCATGTATGTCGTTTATCAGAAAGAAGATGGTACCTATGCTTTTGATAAACTAGGAGTTGAGATAAAAGGAAAGATTGTTGAATATAGACATTACCTGTAATTATGGCAGATTTAAAATTAAAAGATTTCGTTGATGAGAGCGATTTGCAGAAATTGGTGGAGCTTGATAATACTATTGAGCGTGTGAGGGCTGATTATGTTAATGCGGCCAAAGAATTAGCAAAAGGTTTGAAACTAAATGTAGAAGGCGTTGCTGATCTTGAAAAGTTGAGTAATCTTTATAATACTCAAGCAAAAACGGCTGGTTCTGCATCTGCTGAATTAACCGAAGCTCTTAGAAAACAGTCTGAAATAACTCAAACTGTCAGTAAGAAGATAGAGGAAAAGCTAAATGTAGAGAAATTATCTGCTGCTGAACTGAAGAAACTAACCAAGGCAAACTCGGATAATGCTGCGTCCTTGGAAAAGGCTGCTAAAGCGGAAGCTAATTTGACAAAAGCGCAGAATGCCGGTAATACTACTCGTAAGAAAGCTGTTTTATCTGAAGAAGAACGTTTAAAACTTGTCAGAACTGCTATTACCTTGACTAATCAGGAAGTACATAGCCGTTCACAAGCAAAGGAAATGAATAAGCAGCTGCAAAAGGCTGTTGATGTTTTGAAAGATACGGATGAAAACTATATTCGTACACTTGCCCGTCTTAATTCTACTATTGGAATCAACACTGATTACATAAAGCGAAATTCCGATCGATATAGTCAACAGAAAATGACTATTGGTGCATACCGGGAAGAAGTAAAGGCTGCATGGGTTGAGATACAGAACGGTAATAAGTCCATGCAGAATATGGGTATTATTGCTCGGAATGCAGGAAAGATACTTAATTCTGAATTTGCTCCTGGGTTAAGTAAAGTTGGTGCTGGTTTAAAAGGGTGGGCAGCTGGATATATTGGTGCACAGGCTGTTGTAAGTGGCGTTGTAGCTCTTTTTACTAAACTTCGGGAAGGGGTTGGTAGTGTTGTCGAGTTCGAGTTTGCTAATAGCCGGCTTGCCGCAATACTCGGTACCACATCAGACCAAATAAAAGAATTAACTCTTGATGCTAAAAGGTTGGGAGCTACAACTAAATATACAGCTTCTGAAGCTACCGAATTGCAGATAGAATTAGCCAAGTTGGGGTTTACACGGAAAGAAATATTAGATGCAACAGAATCGGTTTTACGTTTTGCTCAAGCTACCGGTGCAGAGTTAGGGGAAGCTGCTTCGCTAACTGGAGCTGCATTGAGAATGTTCAATGCAGATACTCGTGAGACAGAACGTTATGTATCTGCAATGGCTGTTGCTACAACAAAGAGTGCGTTATCGTTTTCATATCTTGCTACTGCACTTCCAATCGTTGGACCGGTAGCTAAGGCTTTTAATTTCTCTATTGAAGATACTTTGGCTTTACTAGGTAAATTATCAGACGCCGGCTTTGACGCTTCAATGTCTGCTACTGCTACACGTAATATTCTTCTAAATTTAGCTGATACAAACGGGGTACTTGCTAAGTCGTTAGGTGGTCCGGTTAAAACGCTGCCTGAATTGGTGGCTGGATTACAAAAATTGAAAGAGCAGGGAGTAGATTTGAATAGTACTCTTGAAATGACTGATAAACGGAGTGTTGCTGCTTTCAATGCATTTCTTACCGCTGCCGATAAGATTGTTCCATTACGCGAACAAATAACAGGTGTTGAAGGTGAATTGGGTGATATGGCTCATACTATGGAAGATAATGCCAAAGGTGCAATTGATAGTTTAAAATCTGCTTGGGAAGCCCTGATGATCTCTTTAGGTAAAAACACAGGCGTTTTATCTGGGATAATAAACGAATTTACCGACCTTGCCCGTTCTATGCGTGCCGTAATAGCCACGGCAGAAGAACTTGGCGAGGAAAGATTAGCTAATGCAGCCCGTAACGGTCAAGAAGCTGCTAAACTGGATAAGGAATGGGTTAAATCTAAGGAGGAAAGTATTGATAGGGTCGCTTTGAAATATAGAAAAGAGGGAGTTGATGGTGCAGAAGCTTTTGAGAAAGCTAGAGGAGAACAACTTAAAATATTAGAAAGAACTTTATCGCAAGAAGAAGCTAGATTGCAACTTTATACTAAACGAAACCAAAAGCAGTGGAGTGAGTATAATAATCGTAGTTTATTGAAACAAGGCCTAGGGCTTCAAAAAACTACTAATCAGATGAAAAAAGACATAGATGAGTCTTTCAAGCTTGTTGAAGAGCAAACTGCATATGTTGCTGGATTGAAAGAAAAAATGGAGCAAATCAAAGGTATTACCAATGATTATCAAGAGGAAAATACGGGAAGTACATTCAACAAACCTCTCACAGATAAAGAAAAACGTGAACTGGAGAAAGCTGCTAAGGAAAAACAAAAGATTAAGGAAACCTATCAAGAGTCTGAACTCGCCCTCATGGATGAAGGCTTAGAAAAGGAACTTGCTAAAATTGGTTTAGCGTACTCAAAGAAGATTGCTGCTGTTAAGGGTTATAGTAAAGAAGAAATCGCTACTCGTCAGAATTTGGCGAAAGAAATGCAGGATAAATTAGATGAATTCTCTATTAAGTATAATTCTGACCGTGAAAAGAAAGATGTTGAGAACGCTCTTGCTGTTGTAAAAAAGGGGTCCCAGGAAGAACTTGATTTGAAATTGCACCAGTTGGAATTGCAACGTGAAGCAGAAATTGATGCAGCGGAGAAAACAGGTGAAGATATTTTTCTCATTGATGACAAATATGCAAAAAAGAAACAAGAACTTTACGAAAGACATGCATCCGATCAGGTGCAATTAATAGCAGAGAATGCAGCGCATGAGCAGGAAATCCGGGATGCTGCCTATGTTATGGATACGCTTGCTCTTAAAAAACAGTTAGCTTCTAAGGAAATAACCCAGCAGGAGTATGCAGAACTTGAGTATCAGTTAAAATTAGATTATGTACGTAAAACCTCGGAAGCTGCCATTGACGCTTTGGAATCCGAACTTGCTACTGCCAACTTGAGTACGGACAAAAGGGAGAAACTTGAGGAGAAACTTGCAAAATTGAAAGCGGACCTTGCCCAAAAAGAAGCAGAAACAGAAATAGATGCTATCAATAAAGTTACTAAAGCGGATGAGAAAGCACAGAAAGAACGTCAGAAGAACTTGAAAAAATGGCTTCAAACTGCATCTCAAGCTGTGGGAGCTATTGGAAACTTAGTCTCTTCTATTTATGATGGTCAGATTCAGAAAATAGAAGAAGAGCGGGAAGCTAATGAGGAAAAGTATGATGAGGATATTGAACGAATTGAGAATCTGGCAGAGTCTGGAGCTATATCCGAAGAGGAAGCGGAAGCGCGTAAACGGGCAGCAAAGGATCAGACAGAAGCCAAGAATAAGGAGTTGGAAAAACAAAAGCAAGAGATTGCCCATAAACAAGCTGTTTGGCATAAGGGAGTACAAGTTGCAGAAACTGGAATTGCAACAGCTCGTGGTATTATGGAAGCTTTCCAGTTAGGTCCGATTGCCGGTGCTGTAATGGCTGCTGTTATTGGGGCGATGGGGGCTATGCAAGTAGCAACAATTCTTGCCACTCCTATTCCTTCTTATGCAGAAGGTACTAAAGGTAATGATAGGCACCCCGGCGGTGCTGCTTTGGTTGGTGATGCCGGTAAACATGAAGTTATCATGTATTCCGGAAAAGCATGGATTACTCCTGATACTCCAACTTTAGTTGATATTCCTAAAGGTGCGCAAGTCTTTCCTGATGTTGATAAGGTAGATATCTCTAATTTTGATATACCGGATTGGGACTTTCCCACATTTTCACCGACATATTTTGCATCTTCTTCCGGTGACACCATTGTTTTCAATGATTATTCCCGGTTAGAAAAAAGGGTTGATAGAACAAATTTCCTTTTGATGAAGAGTCTAAAAATGCAACGCCAAGATGCTTCTAACCGTGAATTTGAACTGTATAAGTTATCTAAACTGAAATAGCCATGATTGAAAGATTAAATCAGATAACATTGAGTGATTTCATTGAACTTTCATGCGGAAACTATGCTTGTTTGCTTTCGGACTGCAAATCTATGTCCGAAAGCACGCTTAAAGAAATAGCGTCTAAATTACTTGTCGAATACAGAAGTATTGTTAATCCTTCAAATATGAAGGCTATGGTAATGGACAAAGAGGATATGCTGAAAGAACGTGCCAAACTATTGAGTCTTCGTATTTGTCAGGCTCTTGTTTCTCTTGGCTTTTATGATGATGTTCGTCAGGTATTGGGTCAACTAAATGTAGATACCCGAAATATGAGTGATGAACAAGTAATATCGAAGATTGATTATTTACTTCATTCTGCAATTTTTGAGCAAAAACGGAATGAGGAAAGACGCAGTGAGGAACATAAAGGAAGTAAGGCTACTCCTGAACAAATTCGTTCTTCTTTTGATGCTGAGATTGCTTTTCTAATGACATTCTTTAAAATGAGTATTGATTCCCGCGTAATTAATGCTGCTGTCTATGCGAATATCGTTCATCAAGCTGATGTTGAAATATCAATCAGAAAAAGAAGCACATGA